GAGGATTACCTTGAAAAGAGGAAAGATAATGAAATGCCTCGTCTTTTAGAACTTGCAAAGAAGTGGGAATTCAAAAAAACTACTTATGATGAGTTGTATGATAGGTTTGGTCTAGAGCATGAGTTGGAGATCAAAGAATTAGTTCTCACTAAGTAACACTCAGGTCAGCCGCGAGTGGACAATCGGATAGGTGGCACACAAAATAGGCACAGACCTCAAAACCGTGTATTGTAGAGACATGAACAAAACACCTTACACCGACCCTTGCACCTATGCCATGCAAAATGATATGAACCGTCTCAAGGAAGAGATTGCATCAGACCTCGCAAACTACATGTTGGAGATGATGCCTGATCTTGAAATGTGTGTCGATTTCGTATGTGATCGTTTCGGTCTTGATTGTAACGATGAACTTGTAGATTTCGTTGCTGATTGTCACGATGAGTTCTTCGGTAACTGATACTAACTCATTCATCCACTAAATTACATGCCTGTCTGGAATTGCTACGGTTACGACAACAAAAAAGAGATGCACGATGTGCTCTCTTACATGACAGAAACTGCTGCCGAAGCATATGAAATATGCAAAGAATTACATCCAAACTTTGAGATTATTACAGTCAAACTTCGTCCTGAGTAACACTTACTCATCTCACACTAACTAACACTCTCTCATTCAAATTATGAACTACACTCTTAAGCAACTTCAAGACCGTGTTAATAGTATGATCAAAGAACAAGGAGAAGATGCAGAGTGTGCCGCATGGATTTATACCAAGAATGATTGTCATTTGAAGGACGAAGATGGCAACACTGATTATGATAACAATGTAGAAGATCCTGAGGTTCTTGAACGCATCTTTGATGATGTTGGCAACATTGATTACATCTATGAGGTGATTCAAGACTGTGTGGATGAGGCTGTAGAAGAGCAACTAATGTTACAACAGCAGGAATTAGCAGAGACTAAGTAACACTAACTGTAGTATCACTAAATGATACTCAGAGCGGCCGAGAGTGGACAGTCGGACAAAGTGGCACAAGGTTTCGGCACAGACCTCAAAATCGTGTATTGTATAGAAGTGGAGGGGGCAGCACCTCACCACACCTCTAAACCCTTTCTACCTGCCTCTCATGCGTAAAATCGAATCCCAAATGGTTCAGGCAATCGAGGACAACACCAACTGGACCTCTGCGAACACGTGCGTCACCCTTGAAGACGGTATCAGCAAGGTTTATCTTCACGGTAACTTGATTGCTGAGATTGACGAAGATTCAATGAAACTTTATGATGGTGGCAGACAATCAAAGACCACAAAATCCCGTCTGAATGTAATCCTTTCAGAGTACGGAGTTGCTGGTGAAAGTGTATTCCAGAAAAACTTTGAATGGTTCATCCGTCTCTGGAATGGCACCGAATTCTTTACAACTGAGTTCCGTAACGGTATGCGTCTTGCATGATCAAAACTAAAAAAGAATGGGCATCAATCTATGCCCGTTTTTATTCAATTATTCTCATTCTCATCATTCTCTAAATGCAAAACAAGCACATCGAACATCCCGAAGATTCTATTCTCACTGGTGATTTAAGTGCTCTTGATTGTCTACGTAATGAAGGCAATCTGTCAGTGAAGATGGACGGGGCACCTGCAATCGTATGGGGAAAGAATCCTGCGACTGGTAATTTCTTCGTTGGTACTAAGTCAGTTTTTAACAAAGTAAAGATCAAAATCAACGAATCGCATCAGGATATTGATGCTAACCATACGGGCAACGTTGCAACAATTCTGCATAAGTGCCTTGACTATCTTCCACAAACTGAAGGTATCTTTCAGGGGGACTTTATTGGTTTCGGTGGCACTGATGAATACACACCGAACACAATCACCTATCAGTTCGATAACATTGTAGAAGAGGAGATTATCGTTGCTCCTCATACAGTTTACACAGCAGAGAGTGATTTAAGGGATGCAATCGCATACCCAATGAACTTCACTATTACAGACACATTCTATTGTAAGTTTGTGAAACCAAGGGCAACGATTGCGTCTGGTCGTTATGATGATGGACTGAAGAGATTCCATGACTTAGACGACGTAATCTCTTTCGCAAGAGTAATGGCACAGAACGTTGAGTTTGTGTCAGATAAGGATGCCAAACTGATTAAACAGGAACTTAATTCTTGCATTCGTGAGAATCGTCCCGTGATTGCTTCCACCTTTATGAATGAGAAACTCATCAGTTTCTGGTTGTTAGTTAAGTCGATAAAAGAGGATGCTATCTATCTCTGCCGGAATAATGGTCCAAAGGCATACATCGGGCAGACCCCAATCGGTGGTGAGGGTTATGTCTACTCTAATGAGTTCGGTACATTTAAGTTGGTTAATCGTGAGCAATTCAGTTATGCCAATTTCAGCAACAATAAGTTCCAAAGTGTAGACAAATAATCTTATCACCCTCATCAGCAACCCTTATCATTCAGGGGGTTGGCAGGGGGGTGCGATGCTGTAGAATATGAGAGAACAAAGCAACCCACCTCATGACGACCATCGAACTCAACGCAGCAATCGCAGAGGGAAAATTCACCGTGACCCGTCTGCCCGTTCGCAAACCCCGTAAGGGTGAGGCAACGATGTCTCAGGTCGGGGGTGCCAAGACAGCATGGAGACCCTCCGTAAAGGCAGGTCATGCGAACCGTCGCATCCGTAGTGGAGCACCTGTCTAAGTCGTCAACCCTGCCCCGTCAATTATTTTTCGATTTTCTCTCATGCGTTCTGACCTTATCTGGAATGAGTTTCTCACCTCTGCTGAATGGGATGGCACCGTCTCCTGGTTACAGGGTTTGCGGTTTGTTCATCATCTGGGTTTGCTAGATGACTTCATTGCCTCTCCATGGTGGGCACTGATGAATGAACGTCTAGATGCTGGTGAGTTAGGCACCTGGGTTCTAGAGAATTGATAGATAGGGGCATTCGTTAGTGAAACAGCAGTAGGGGGGTATATGCCCCCTTATGTTATGCGTTGCCGTGCCCCGTATATAAAAACCCCCTACTACTTTAAGCTATAAACGACCCAAAGTCCGTTTGTGATATCAGTCTAATAAAAAAAATTTTCATATATAAAAAATGGCACAAGGATTCAAAGATATGCAAAAAAATCCGCAGGAAAATTTTACGACTGTAGAGATCGACCCAGTAAGTGGGGAACATATTATTACGATACCGGAGTGGATCTGTGATGAGAAGGGGTGGTATGAGGGAACAGAAGTAAACATTGAGGTAGAGAATGATTGTATTATTATTAAAGACCTTGACGGTGTATAGATAGAGTGTTATGATAGTGACGAAGTTCATTTACAGTTATGGCTAAAGGATTTACAGTAAAAGCAAAGACACCCAAAGCAACTGAGAGTGCTCCAGAATGGGACTATGAGAAGGCAAAGGAAATGGTGAAAGGCAAGTCCATTGTCTTTTGTTTGCCAGGTAGAGGAGTATCTTATACGTATCTCAAAAACTTTGTACAACTTTGTTTTGATTTAGTACAGGCAGGAGCAAGTATTCAGATTTCGCAAGATTATTCATCGATGGTAAATTTTGCCAGATGTAAATGTTTAGGTGCGAATGTACTGCGAGGACCGGATCAAATTCCATGGGACGGGAAGTTACAGTATGATTGGCAATTATGGATTGATAGTGACATTGTATTTTCATCTGAGAAGTTTTGGCAGTTAGTATTGATGGACCAGGCCATTGCGAGTGGATGGTATATGACAGAAGATGGTAAGACGACTTCAGTTGCACATTGGTTAGATGAGGAAGATTTCCGTAAGGGTGGTGGAGTGATGAATCATGAAACCGGGGAGAGTATTTCAAAGCGACGTAAACCGTTTACTGTAGATTATGCAGGATTTGGATGGTTACTGATTAAGCACGGAGTATTTGAGAACGATGAAATGAAGTATCCATGGTTTGCTCCGAAGATGCAAGTTTTTGAGAGTGGAGAGGTACAGGATATGTGTGGAGAGGATGTAAGTTTCTGTCTCGATGCTATCGAAGCAGGATTTGAGATTTGGTGCGATCCACGTATCAGAGTTGGGCACGAGAAGACAAGAGTTATCTGATGAGTCTGACAAAATATACAGTTCTCCATAAAGGGAAAGTACTACACAAGAACTTGACCGAGGAAGAATATTTTGATATTATGGAGGATCTTTCGATAGAGTATTATCAGAAAGGTTCTCCAAGACCGCAAGATCTCGAAACAAAAATGGTAAGTAT